AGACAGGAGTTTGCATGCGTTCGCATTCAATTCCGTGCATCATGTTAGCACTTGGCTTACAGGATACACCGTACTCCGTGTTCTCCATCTCTTGCTTCGAGGCAAACACAACATCGGCTGAGTCATAGTCCGTTGACATGATCACCGAACCAAGAGCAGTGTTGGTCGAGTTCAGAGCATCAGCAGACATGCTGCGGAATTCAAACGCCATACCGTTGATCCGGTACTGCTGGAACTTGGCTCCAACCACACCTGACAGCCATGGAAAGGTGGTTGCAACACCAGGATTGATCGCGTAGCTATCGATCTTGAAGGCACCAGCCGTGCTCGAACTATAAACATCCCCCAAAAACTCACGGTGAACAAACTTCGCCGCGACTTTTCCTGATCCAAACTGAGGGATTTGTGCTGAGTTTGACAGAACAAGATTGTTCTGTTTGAGCTGATCCGCATTCGTAACAGCGTAGTCACCATGACCAAACAGCTTGCTGATCATACCCCCTGCACTTTTCCCGATCATGCTTCCAACAGCACCACCCGCCGGGCCACCAAGGAAAGACCCAAGAGCAGTTCCGAGTGCTGCCCCTCCACCACGAAACGCTGCACCCGCTTGAGATCTTTTCTTTGGAACACGTACCCCCGCAGGTACTTTCACAGTTGGTACTTTCTTCGGAGTATTCTTTGGCTTGGTCGGAACTACCAGCTTGAGTCTTCGTCTAGAACTTGCAACTTGAACCATGCTTGATGAAGTCAGGAGTATATATACTCCCAACAAACTTCTAAAAATAAAAAATATATCTACACATTCTGCTCTCCCGCGACGCGAGCGTCGCAATGTACAATGCCCGCGGGCCGGCGGCTTAGCCGGCCTCGTGTGTATCATGTGGGGCAGAGGGTCCGCGTAGCGGTAGCGAAGCGGGCCTATCTACAATGCAGGGACAAAGAGCGAGCTCGCGAGCTCGCATGTCCCGTTGAAACCATAATGGATTATTCTTTTACTTCTCTTGGAGAAGATGGAGGAGTAGGGGGTATATGTAGATTTATATACATCTCCTCTGTTCTCCTCTCCAAACTATCAAATTCATGATCCCATTCATGAGTCATACAGAAGCCATCAAACAAAAATTCACAATCTGGATTAGCTTCTTTATATTCGATTTCAGGCATTTCCTCGGTGTAGTTATCAAACCACCAACGAGCAAATGGAATAGGTTCATACCCCCCACAGGTATGAGTATTCCAAGCCCATTCCATATGAACACTGTTCATTTCTTCTAACATTTTATTTATTCGCCAATACCGTTCTCGTACGAGCCATCGTTCGAGGTCTTTGGGTGGCATGCTCATGGTATTCGTGGAACGCGAGTACCTATATGACACATCATAGAAAATTCTATGATCAAAAATAACATGGCTAGATGTAACGAAATGTTACACCTAGACATAGGACCCAAAATGGGTCCCAACACAGGGGCAGCAATCCGCTACCCCTGACACAGGTATCCCAAAATGGGATATCTGGACAAAACACAGAAATAAGCTTGCTGGGAGGCGGGACTGTGCTGTGGCACAGTAGTATTACCCCGCCACTTCTGTGCCAAAACGGATATAAGGACGAAACCCCCACTGAGTCCGCATAGGAGGCTTTGAAGAGGTGACAACCTCTGTGCCAAAATATAACTTCTGTGCCAAATCAACCCAGAGGTTTATTTCACAAAAAAAGACGTTATACAATTCGAGGAAAAATCCTCGAATTAAAAACTAGCTCAAATCGCCGGGAGGTTCGATGCCGTTGAGGCTGGAGATTCCAACGGAAGCTTCACTTCGATTACCTCGGATAGGCGTCTAACAACTTGAGCTAATTCATTTCCAATCCAGAAATGTTCCGGAGGGAATTCACACGTAATGTAGATGAACGGGGAGTTAATCGGAATGTAGCCGCCCTTGAATTGACCCTGATACTGGTATCTGTCAAGAAGGCGCAATAGGTCTCTGAATGGCCACCTTCCATCAAAATCATCAATGATTATGGCAGGTTGCTGTTCATAACCGTCCCACCATTGTGTTCCATCTTTGATGTAATGCGATGGATGTGCACTTGCTGCACCAAGGGTTTTACCGGAACCGGCCAAACCCCACCTCCAAATAACTTTAGGGGCAACTGATCTGTGCTCGTACATAGCAGCTTTGAGCGCAGCGATCCCCTTATGATATTTAATAAAAGTGGTAGGATGGGATGAAGCAATCTCTTTGATTGTTGCACCCTCCTCAACAAGGTCCGCGACATCGTCAAGGTCCGTTCTTTTACCTTGTTCGGACAAGGTACCGAACGTAACGAAAACATTGTCTTTCTTACAATAATCAGAAGCTTGTTCGGGAGTTCCTCTACGAACTTCCCAATGAGCTTTACCACCAAATAATTTTCGCATAGCCGACCCCCGTCGCGCATTCGTAAATTCGACATAACCTTGAAGATGGGGAGTTCCCGATTCACCAACTTCTTTACCTACAACCAAGTAGGAGGCGTCTTTCGAAAGTGTTTCACTGAAGAATGTCACATCTCCAACAGTGTAATTGTTGAGTGTGAAGCACCAAGCTCGAACTCGTTTGCTGTCGATACTCATCTTCCCCACAAAGATTAGTATTGTCACACACGTGTCCGCGCGTATATCATATGATCAAAAACTCTTATGATAAAAAAAAATAATTATTGTTTTTTTACTGGATCCCACATTTATCTGACGAAGATGATTCTGGCGATTCAGTATCTATGATTTCGAACTCATCTGGGCCAATCCCCGTTCACATCCCATCCGTGACGTATGCCGCCCCGATCATTTTGAAATTGAGAGATCCCACTGTAAGTGAACTAGGAACAACACCACCCGTGAATGCCAATGTAGGTGGGTTTTCTGGTGTACCAGATCCGTCATAGTATAAGATACATGAACAGGCTTTGAAGTCTGTCGTTATCGTCCCTCCTGTGTAAGGAGTACCCACCCACGAACCAAGTGCAACGAGGCCATTCGTGTTCGTAACGATTTGCTGTGGAATGCTTGCTGTGCTAGCGCCGAATAATCCGAAATAGTATTCTATTCTAGTGTTTTTCGGCATATTCCAAGGAAATTTGACAATATCAGTTCCTGAATTGCGTTCGAATGTGCAACCTATCTGATCCACAACAATCGTTGGTGGACCACCCACCACACCCAGAGCAGATAGATTTGACACATTTTCTAAAACGAGCTTGAACTCGGAAACTTGTACAAGATAGTTTGGTGCTTGCTCGATTGCTTTGAAGCAGTCTATGTCATAGGTCACCCATAGTTCACCCAGGTTAACATTGGTACCTTGACACCCAACCGTAGCTATGGAAAATCTTCCGAGATCATACAAGCGAATGTCTTTATCCACCGGAGGTGCAAAAGCTCGAATGTAGAGTTCGGAGACAGGAGTTTGCATGCGTTCGCATTCAATTCCGTGCATCATGTTAGCACTTGGCTTACAGGATACACCGTACTCCGTGTTCTCCATCTCTTGCTTCGAGG